AGATTTATCCGTATGGAACAAATGATTTGGGGTCTTTATGTCTTGATTATAGGCTCAGGTGTAATAGGAGCTATAATCTAATGTCAGGTATAAAAATAACAACACAACCAACTCAAGAACCAGTAACATTACAAGAAGTAAAAGACTATCTTAGAGTAGAAGATAACACTGATGAAAGAGTCTTAAGACCATTCATTGAAACTGCTAGAAGATATGCAGAAGAACATATGAGAAGGACTCTAATGTCCACTACCTATACTCTATTCATGGATTCATTAGATGAAATGGAAGATCCTCTTTGGGAAGGGATGAGAACTGGTCCATATAAGAACTACTATAAGAATTACATATGCCTTCCTAAATCACCTGTAATCTCTGTAACGCATTTAAAGACCTATGATGACTCAGACAATGCAACTACTATGGCAGATTTAAGATACTATGTAGACAACGCTAGAGAACCCGCTAGACTTATTCTAAGAACAGGAGAGACATTTCCTTCAGCCTTGAGAGTAGCTAATGCAATAGAGATAGAATTTGTTGCAGGATACTCTTCACCTTTCTCTATACCTGAGCCAATTAGATTAGGTATGTTGCAGCATATAGCTTTCATGTATGAGCATAGAGGAGACAATATAGACTACCTACAAGCAAGACAATTCCCGCTAATGGTTAAATCTTTATATGCTCCATATGTAATTCATGGGGGTTTAGGTTCATCTAATTTACAAGGCGTAGGTTAATGAAGTCACCCACTAGCATAGGCAAACTAAGATATAGAGTAGATCTACAATCAGGGACAGAGAGCTCAGATGGTGCAGGTGGATGTACTGTATCTCATAAAACAATAGCACAAATATATGCTGACATAAGACCTTCAGGTGGCTCTGAGCAGTATAGACAAGGCAAGATCCAAGAGAAAGTCACTCATAAAATATTCATAAGATTCAGAGAAGAGATAGATAGCTCTTGGCGTATTCAGTATGAAGGCAGGACCTTTCAGATCAAAAACATAATCAATGTTGAAGAAAGAGATAGATTCCTACAGTTACTATGTGAAGAAGGAGTTGCTGCTTAATGCCTACATTTAAAAATCCTGCAGATCTAAAAAAACATATGGAAAAGATGCTGACAGCAGGTGCACAAGCAAAAGCCTTTAGTGTTATAGGTAGTGCTACTCTTTTAGTACAAAATACAGCAAAAGAAAGTCTTGGTAGAAAAGGTACTGGTAGAGTTTATGAAAAGTATAATCAAAGAAGAACTCATCAGGCTTCAGTAGCAGGAGAGCCACCTGCGACAGATACAGGGTTTTTAAGAAGCAATATAACTATGAAAGTTAAAAAAGGATCTAATGGAGCTATAGTTGGTCAGATAGTTTCAGCAGCACCATACTCACAAGCATTAGAATTTGGAACAACGACTATGATGCCTAGACCTTTTATGAGCCCTGCATTAGAAAAGAATAGAAGGAAAATAGTAAAGTTATTTAAAGATAAGGGGGTACTATAAATGGCTATAGGACAGTTCGCATTTCAACAAGCACTATTTTCAAGCCTTAATGTAGCTGCTATTACTGATACTTTATCTTGTGGAGTAGTAGATGAAGTCAAGCAGAATCAAGCCTATCCATTTATTACAATAGGAGAAGAGACTGCTATTGATTACAGCACCAAAGATATTCAAGGCGGAGAATACACTGTTATGATTGATGTTTGGTCACAATATAAAGGCTCAAAAGAATGTAAGCAGATTATGGACAAAGTTCATGACTTATTGCATGATAGTAGTATTAGCGTTACTGGATTCAATCTAATAAACCTTAGATTTGAGTATAGTGATATAATGAGGGACCCAGATGGTGTTACTAGACATGGGATCATGCGATTCCGAGCAATAATATTAGGATAATCTAATTTATTTATAGGAGAAAAAAATGGCAGCACAAAAAGGGTTAGACATGTTACTGAAGATCAATACTAGTGGTAGCACTTACGCTACTGTTGGAGGTTTAAGGTCAACATCAATCACTTTAAATGATGAGTCTGTAGATGTTACTAGCAAAGATTCTCTAGGTCATAGAGCATTATTAGCAGGTGGAGGAATGAACTCTGTATCTGTATCAGCTTCAGGTGTCTTTACAGATGCTTCAACTGAAGAAGCAGTTAGAGTAGCTTTCTTTGCTCAGGCGAATACATCAGACGGATCATCAGCACAAACTGCAGCATTTACAAACTTCCAATTCTTAATACCTGATTTTGGTACTCTTACGGGTTCTTTTCAGATAACGAGTTTGGAGTATGCAGGTGAATATAACGGAGAAGTCACTTACTCAATGAGTTTTGAGAGTGCAGGTTATATAGCTTACGCAGCAGTTTAATTAATAACTAGGAGTATTTGATGGCTTGGAAGCATGTAAAAGTCAAGATAGGCAAAGAAGTCATAGATGGTATGGCTAAAAAAGACTATGTTGAAATTGCAAATACTGTAGAGATTGGTGAGACAATAAACATTGATGGGAAGGATCTTAAGGTCCTCTCATCAGTTGTTATTCTAAGTGGCGATATGATTAAAATAACTTTTGATGCAGGAGCATCATCCAAAATGGAGAAATCAAAAGATGGCGGAGAAGCTAACAAACAGTCTTAGGGGTGAAACCTTAGTCACTCTAGCGGGTAAAGAATACAAAGCTAGAATAACAGTAAATTCAATCATGCAGATTGAAGCAGCGTGTGGAATGGGAATCATCAAACTTACTCAGAAGATGAGTGAGGGTGATATTATGATGTCTCATCTTATTGCTGTATTAGTGCCTTCCTTGAGAGGTGGTGGTAATGATGTTCAAAGAGAAGATGTCATTAACATGGTAGAGGAAGCAGGACTGGTAAAGACAACAGGCGTTGTAGCTACCTTATTAGCATCAACCTTAACTGACAATTCAGAGGAAAAAGCAGCAGAGGGAAAGCAGACAGAGGGAGAATAACAAGTGAATCCCTGCCTATTAGACGCTACTTTCAGATTTGCGTTGGCATGATAGGCATTTCTCCTGAATCATTTTGGGATATGAGTCCTAAAGAGATCTTCCTTGCTTTAGAAGGATTCTCTGAGTTCAATGGATCAGGGGAAGAAAAACCCAAGCCAATGACTTCAGATAGAATGAATGAACTTATGGAGTTATACCCTGACTAATGGCTGAAACAATTAATACACTCCTAGTAGAAATCAAAGCTGAGACTCAAAAGCTCAAGAAGGGCATGGATGATGTCAACAAGAAGCTAGGGGAAACAAAAAAGAAAACAGATGGTGTCAACAAGGCTTTAAAAGCCATGTCAGGCATTGCTGCTACTCTAGGTCTAGGGCTAGTAGTCAATCAAACAATTCAAACTATAAGAGAATTTGAAGATCTTGAAGCAACCTTAAGAGCTGTTACGGGCAGTTCAGAGGGTGCGGGTAACGCTATGGCTGTTATCAGAGACTTCACCAAAGGCACCACATTCCAAATTCAAGAAGTAACCCAAGCATTTATAAGGCTTAAGTTGGCAGGTGTTGTTCCAACTTCTGATGTTATGACTGACTTTGGTAACTTAGCAGCAGGTATGGGTAGATCTATTGAGCAACTAGCTCAGGCAGCTTTTAACGCTACTACTGGTGAGATGGAGATGTTGAAACAGTTTGGTATTAGAGCTGTTCAAGATGGCGATAAGATCACTGTAACTTTTGATGGTGTAACAAAGACTATTGAAAGAAGTGGTGAAGCTGTTATTGACTATCTAAGAGCTATAGGAAGAGAAACATTCCCTACAGCTTTACAAGAAAGATTAGATACTCTATCAGGTGCTATATCAAACATGAAGGATGCTAGTGCTGAGTTCATGGTGGCTATAGGTGAAGGTGGGCTAACTTCTACATTAACTGATTTAGCTAAGAGAACTTCAACAGCAACCAATGAAATGAGAGGTCTTGGTGAAATTATTGGTGCAGGAATGTCTGCTGCCTTTACTCTTCTCTTAGAACCCTTAGTTCTGATTATAGAAAATCTTAGAATATTTATATCAGTTCTGACAGGAGCTAGTGTACTTTTACTTCTAAAGAATTTAGATATGATCACCAAAGCCTTTAAAACTATCAGAGGTGTCCTTACTGGTATCTTCTCTCTTACAGCAATGATGTCTGCTTTAGCAGGTAATGTAAAAGGTTTAGCTTTAGCAGCAGTAGTAGGTGCGGGAACTTATCTTGCTCTAGGTAAAGCCTTTGAAGAAGGCGGTGGATCAGCAGAAGAAACCAAAAAGAAAAATGATGCTCTGACAAATAGTGTTAAGGCTACAGAAGATAAAGTAGGTGCTTTAAGAAAAACTTATAAAGACTTTTTTGCACTCCTAGACAAAGAATCTCCAAGCAAAAAGAAAGCATCCACTCTATTTGATTTTGGTGCAGAAGATGCAAGAGAAAATTTAGAAGCTGCATTTAGACAGTTCCAAGAAGGCAAGTTTGAAGAAGCTGCAGCTAATGACCCTATGGTCAAACTGATGCAGGAAAGAATAGATAAAGCAGTCAAGTCAGGCAAGATAAAAGAAGGTGATATGACTGTCAGTCTACCTCTAACCATAGATCCTACTTTTGAGGGTAATGACAGAAAATTCTTTGATGAATTCTTAAAAGAGTTTGGGTTTGATGAATCAGAGTTAGAAAATGTATTTAATGTAAATATGGTAGGTCCTGTAAAAGATGCTATGGCTGCTATCAATGAAATGTTAGATATTGATACACCAACATTTATGGAAGATATGGCTGACAATGAAGTAGCCTTACAAGCACTGTTTAATCTTATGGGCGGAGCTGATGCTTTAGGAATGAGCTTTGATGATCTTAAGGGCAAAGTAGCTGACTTTAATAAAGCAGCAAATACAGAGCTTACAGATGCTGAAGAAGCAATGTTTGCTATCTTTAATTCAGGAGCTGCTGATGATATTGATGTAGCTACAGCAGCAGTAAAAGGCAATGATGAAGCACTAGGTATATTACTAGAGAAGCTCAAGCTGATAGATGAAGCCTTTGAGAATATGTCTTTAGAAGATTTTACTGCTCAATATAATGAAGGCATAAAAAGCAGCACTGACTCAACTGATGCTATGGCTGATGCTGTTGAAGCCTTAAATAAACAGTTTGAAGCCTTACTTGGTAATTACGCAAACATGGGTGATGCACAAGATACTCTTAATGCTGCAGTAGCAAACGGAACTATAACTCAGGATGAAGCTAATGCTAAATATAGAGAGTTCTTAGAATCTAGTGGACCTATGGGTAAAGCAATGGCTCAGATAGGTAATAGAGTAGAAGCTCTTGCAAGATCATTCTCTGATGAGTTTGCAAATGCAATGTTAGAAGGCTCATTATCATTAGAGAACTTTAAGAACCTAGCTCAGAACATTGTTCAGGCGGTCATAGCTTCGTTTATGGAGCTCTTAGTCATACAGCCTATAGTAGATGCTATCTTAGGCTACTTTAAGATCTCTCCGTCAACTGGAAGTGGAGTTGGAGAAAATGCTTCAGGTGGTAGGTTACAACAAGGCAATGCTTCTATAGTTGGAGAAAGAGGACCTGAGATCTTTGTTCCTGACACTCACGGAAATATATTAAATAACATGAATAGCAAAAATGCTGTTGGTGGTGGTGGAATTACAATAGTACAAAATCTTAACTTTGCTACTGGTATTGTCTCTACAGTAAGACAAGAAGTAATGCAGATGCTACCGCAAATTGCAGAAGTATCTAAGAGTGCTGTTCAAGATGCTGCAAGTAGAGGTGGATCTTACAGAAGGAGTTTATTAGGTGGGTAAAATTATAACAATGCCGACTACACCAAACTTTTCTAAGTCTAATTTTAGGCTAAGAAGAACTATTGGAGTAGCAAGTTCACCTTATACAGGAAGTGTTAGAACGCAAGAATATGATGGAGTCTATTGGGAAGCAGAGGTATCTCTACCACCAATGAGAAGAGAAACAGCTTTAGAATGGCAATCATTTCTCTTAAATCTAAACGGATCTATCAATACTTTTAAATTCTCTGATCCTGATGCTTTAAATCCTAGAGGAACAATGACAGGAGAGTTTAGAGGTGATCAGAGAGTAAATGTGACCAGTGCCACTCTGTCTTTTACTGCTTCTACAAACACTATTGCAGGAGCTAGTAATACTACTTACTTTAATACTGTTTTAGTAGGTGATTACATCATGATTACTGGATCTGTAAATGTTGATAACAATGGATCTCATAAAGTTTTAACCAAGCCTAATGCTTACACAATTACAGTATCTCCACAAAAAACAGATAATTTAGTTGATGAAAGTAATAAAGCAGGATGTCAAATAAGAGTAAATGTAAAAGGCTGTACAGGTCTTACATTAAAAGCAGACAGTAATAGTGCTACAGGTACCCTTCTCAAGGGCGATTACTTAGCAATATCTGACTCTACAACAAAAAGTGAAACAGGTTATACACCAGTTCAATATGTCATGGTGACAGAAGATGCAACACTTAATGTAAATTCAGGTGCTGATACTTATGGTGTACAGATACAACCTAAGCTCAGAGCAACTCTTACAGGTGCTACCAACTACATATATCACTCACCCGCCAAAGGATTATTTAGACTTACTAATAATGCTGCGGAGTGGTCTGCAGATAACATATCTAACTATGGAATTTCATTCTCTTGTATTGAGGTAGTTTAAATGTCTAATAGAAGTGGCATAGATACAACCTTAAAAAATATCTTAGAGTCCAACGATCAAGTCTTATTCTTTGCAGTTAAAGCAGAGTTTGATACTGAAACAATTTATGTATGGACTGGAAATGAAGATATTGATATTGATGGTGATACATATATTGGAGCAGGAACTCTTCTAAGTATTTCAGGCATAGAAGAAGATATGGAGCTTAAGTCTAATGGTCTGTCAGTGACTGTAGCAGGTATGGATCCAACCATGCTTAATCTAGCTCTTACAGAGAACTATCAAAATAGGTTTATCTCAGTGCTGTTAGGATCCCTTTCAGGAGGTTCAGATGTAGTTGCAGCCACTATGATTTTATTCAAAGGGCGTATGACTTCAATGTCTATTGCTGATGATCCTCATGGATCTAACATTACAGTCAATGCTGAGAATAGATTGACCGATTTAGACAAGCCATCTAATTTAAGATACACCAAAGAATCACAAAAATACTTAGAATCTACTGATACTTGTTTTAACAAAGTTGCTCTTCTGCAAGATAAAGAAATCGTATGGGGTAAAAGCACTGGTACAGGTGGTATTAGTGGAGGTGGTGGTGGTGAAGGAACTGGTGGTGGGTTTGCTAAACATCATATGAGGAAATGAGGATATGAATAAACTCCAAGACTGGAACATATTATTTGATGAATTTCTTATTAAGAATAAAGATAAGTCTTTTGAGTGGGGTAAGTGGGACTGCTGCTTGTTCTCAGATGCAGGGATAAAGGCTATGACAGGAGAGTCACTTATACCCAAGACACTAAGGTGGAAAGATGAAAAGACTGCCTTAGAAGCGATTACAAGCTATGGAAAAAACCTAAAAGGTGCAATTAAAAAAGCTGCAGATCTAAAGAAATTAGAAAAGATAAAGCCAAATTTTATGCAAAAAGGAGACTTAGTTGTTTACAAACAAGAGTCATACTTATGCGGTCTATGTGATGGATACAAAATAATAACACCTTCTGACAATGGTCTGATGAGCAATCAACAACAAAACATAGTAGATGTTTGGAGAGTTCCTAATGTCTAAACCTTTAAAATCAGCGTTTAAAGTATTTGCAATCACATTCCTAGTTCTCACTGGTGTTGGAATTGCTATGGGAGCTTTCGCAGGTGGTTTTACTTTATCTGCCATAGCATCCACTGTACTTTTTACAGGCGGAATGACTATTGCAGGATACGCTACTCTTGCGGGTGTAAGTATTCTTGTAAGTGGTTTGATGCAGAAAGGTGTAGAAGCAACTTCTGCAAACTTTGGAACTAAAATATCTACTAGAGCTGCAACAGCTCCAAGACAGTTAGTATATGGAAAGACAAGAGTAGGAGGAACAATAACGCATATTCAGACTTCAGGTACTGATAACTATCTGCTGACTTTTGTAAGTGTTATTGCAGGTCATGAATTAGAAAGCCTTGAAGAAGTGCAAGTCAATGACACAATATTGACTACAACTACATCAGGCGGGTTTCAATATGCTACTAATGGAGCTTTTACAAACTCAACAAATGATAATAAGTTTTCTGTCAATAATTCTCTTCTAAGATTTGTTTTTGTAGATGGATCTCAAACTACAGCTAACTCAAATGTAACCGCTAACTCAAGCCTTACTAGCACTGATAAATTCACTGGATGTGCATATGTATTTATTCAGTGTGTATTTGATGCTGAAAAGTTTGGTGGCGGATTCCCTAAGATCAGCTTTACAGTAAAAGGAAAAAAAGTATTTGATCCAAGAGATAGCTCAACTGCATGGAGTGATAACCCTGCTCTTATTGCAAGAGATTTTATTACAGATACTGTCTATGGTTTAAAGGCTACATCAGAAGAAGTTGATGATACAACTAATTTAGGTGGCTTTGCTGCTGCTGCTAACACTTGTGAAACCCCATTAAGTACAGCAACAGCTACAGTAAATGGTGCTATTAGTAATGCTACTGAAGTTGTTATAGATACAGCACCCAATCAAGCCTTAATAGGTCCTGAAGATATAGTGACAGGAACAGGAATATCAGGGACAGTAACAGTTGTAAGAAGAAGAAAAAATAGAATTACATTATCATCAGCTCAAAGCATTGCTGATGGGGTCACCCTTACCTTCTCAGAGCCTACATACAAAGCCAACGGATTCACTAACTTTGCTGCAAGTGGACAAGGTGTTTTAGAAGGCATATTAAGCTCAATGGGAGGAAAAGTATCTTATATAAATGGTAAGTTTGTTATATTTGCAGGGGCTACAGTGACTCCTGAGATGACTATTACTGATGATCAATTATTAGCACCTGCACAAATTGCAACTAATCCAGCAGGACATGAAACATTTAATCAGGTTAAGGCAGTTTTTGTAGATCCAAATTCAAAATATCAAGCTGAAGAAACTCCGACCTATACTGATGCAACCTTACTTGCTGCAGATACTCCTACTGGTGAATCTTCTGCAAACTATAGAAAGACTTTAGAGCTACAGTTTCCATTTACTACAAGCAATACACTAGCTCAAAGATTACAGAAACAAGCTCTATTACATCATAGGCAAAAAACAACAATTCAGCTAACAACTAATATTGCATTTATGCAGCTACAGGTCTTTGATTGGGTGTATGTGACTAATGAAAGGCTTGGTTATACTAATAAAGTCTTTGAAGTATTAGGTCAATCATTAGAAGTTATAGGAGAAAAAAATAATCCAGTCTTAGCAACAAGACTTTCTTTAAAAGAAATAGATGGTTCTGTTTATAACTTCTTAGCATCAGCATATGAAAATCCACAAGATGAAGGAGATGAAGATGATACTGGTGATTACAGCCTTACAGCTCCTAGTGGTTTAGGTCTTAGTCAACAGAATGTCTTAGAGGGAGCAGGTTATAAGATTGATGTAAAGGCTGCTTGGACAAACAATACTGCTGATAAAGTCATAGGAACAGAGATGACCTATAAGCTCAGCACGGATTCTGACTACACATCAGACATCTTTGTTGGTAAAGGTACCTCTAAAGCTCTAATACCTAATGTAGCGATAGGTAAGACTTACAATGTAAAACTAGCTCATCTTGATATAAATGGCGTTAAAAGTGCTTATACAAGCCCTGTAAATATTACAGTATCTGACCCAACAACTATCTCAGCACCTTCATCATTTACTGCTACAGGAAATCCAGTTGGTATTTTGCTTCAGTGGACTAATCCAACTAATAGTAATTTGAGAGCTATAAAGATCTACAGAAAAACCACTAACTCAACTCCAACAAATGATACTAATTTAATTAATACAATGATGGGTGAGCCAAACGCTAAATCAGTTATGTTTCAAGGTTCTATGGATGGATTAACAGCAGGGACTACTTACTACTTTTGGCTAAGAGCCATCACTCATACTGGAGTACATTCTTCATTTACAAGCTCAGTTAATGCTTCTTTTTCAATTTTTGATAAAGGTGATATAGGTCTACCTCTTGTGCTCAATGCTGCTCAGGTTAAAAGTGATCTAAGTAATCTTACTTTAACCGCTACTGATCTTGAAGTAAACGCAGGAAGCCTAAGGGCAAAGAACGCACTTAAGAATTCTCAAGTTTCTATAGCTGCTGATGGTAGTTTATCAGGAGCAGGTGGTGGACAAGCTACTGCTGTAGGTTTAGGTGCTGTTAAAACAGATTTAACAAATGCTCCTACTACAATTAAAAATGATCAAATATCAATATCAAAAGTAAATGGTTCTGTAAGACTGAGCAACACTGGTAGTAATACTGACATTGCTCTTGATAAGAGTGATATTGGTCTAAGCAATTTGACCAATGATACTCAGGTTAAAAGTGATCTAAGTAACTTAACACTAGAATCTAATGATCTTGAAGTCAATAGCGGATCTCTAAGAGCTAAGAACGCACTCAAGAACTCTCAAATATCTATTAATTCAGCAGGTGCTCTATCAGGTGCAGGTGGCGGAACTGTCTCAGCAACTGGTATAGGAGCTATCAAGACAGATGCTACTAATGCACCTAATAGCTTAAAAAATTCACAAATTTCTATAAGTTCTGCAGGTGCTTTGACAGGAGCAGGTGGAGGTACAGTATCTGCTACAGGTCTTGGAGCTGTTAAAACAGATTTAACAAATGCTCCTACTACTATTTTAAACAGCAACACTACAGCTACTGATGTTGGCTTAGATCAACTTACAAATGATGCTCAGGTTAAATCAGATCTATCTAATCTTACTTTAACTTCTACTGATCTTGAAGTTAGTGGGGGTAGTCTTAGAGCTAAAAATGCACTTAAGAATAGTCAGATTTCTATTAATGCAGCAGGAGCTTTATCAGGTGCGGGGGGTGGTACTGTTTCAGCTACTGGTATTGGTGCTATAAAAACTGATGCTACAAATGCTCCAAACAGTTTAAAAAATAATCAAATAACTTTAGGGCTTAGTGGAACATCATTATCTTTAAACAACGCAGGTTCAGGAACACAAACACTAGGAAAAGCCAATGTAGGTCTTAGTGACTTAGCATCTTTAGATTCTACAAGATCAGGCAAGTTAGATGGAGTGGCTACAGGCTCAACTAACAATGGAAGCACCATAGATACAAGCGGTAACATTACAGGTAATATGAGTGTAGGTGCTACAATGACACTAGGCACTAATTCTGATGACAAGATAGTTGTTGGAAATATAACGATTGATGGTGGAAATGGAAGAATCCTTATTACAGATTAATTATGGCAAATAGAGTTCAGCTTGGAAATCTAGGGAGTGGCGTGTTTGGCTTGAAAGTATCTAAGCCAAGTGTCAATGTATTGACAGCTTCAGATAAAGACTTACTCTTTGATTCAACAAAAGCAAGAACAGGTCAAATATATGCAGGTGCTAATGGCTTAAATTTCTTTGAAAGTACGACTGACTTAGACCCTGATGTAAGTGGTACAAATGCCATTGTTGAATCTATTGCAGGAACTAATCATACAGGTAAAAAAATAATTATAGATGGCACTACAGTTACTATGTCATCAACTACGACTATGTTTAATGGAACAGTTATCACTACTGCTTATGATATAAAAGATGACATAACCGCAGCCAACATTTCTAATATTACTGCTATTAGAAGGTCAGATGCTAAAATTAGAATAACTAAACCTGCATCAGCAGGAGACTTAGTAATTTCTTATGTCAGTACAACTAATTCTATGGAAGGTGTTTTAGGAATTAATGCAGGAACATATGCAGTAGGAATATTATCAACTTCGGGTGTTAATTATTTGACAGGGACAGGCTCTACTAAAGCAGGTCTTGGATATTTACCTTTGATTACATTATCTGAATTGAATACAGGTACAGCTCAATATGATGGCTCTGAAGAAGAATATGATGCTGTAGAAGAAGTCTCTACTTTTAGTTTATGGGAAACAACTGAAACTCATATGTATCCTATCAGTGGTGTCTCTAATCCTCCTAGTGAAAGTAGTAGTAATGCTAATCAGAGCTCCTTTGATGCAGGTGGACCTATCGGTAGAGGTAGGAGTTATAACATACTAGAAGATTTTGATGAGAACAAAGTTAATTGTGAGAACTGCTCATTCTTTATTTTAAGGATACCTCTAGGCTACGGATATATGAACTCAACTTATTATGGCTAATAGATTAATTTTAGGAAAAAATGTTAATACCAATCATGGACATAGTTCAGGATCTGCAGGTTTTGGCTTATATGTTTCTAGGACTGGTAAAGATGTTACTACTTGCACTGCTGATGAATTAATTTTTAATACTGATAATGGTTCAATTACAGATGTATCAAGAGTCATAGGAATGTTTCAATTAGCACCTATTACAACAGCAGGTGATACAACTACAACCACAACACTTTCTTCAGGAGCTACAGCTACTATTGATTTATCAAATATAACTTTTAATAATGCTTTTGGTTTTATAGGTTATGGAAATTTAAACATAAGTACATCTTCATCTACATCAGCATCATTTAATATTGTTGAAAGTTTTGCTAATGAAACAATCACGATTACTAACAATACAACGCAATCTTTATCAGTGAAGTCTTATGTGGCTCCACGATATTCAAACTTGGCTTTATTCTAATGGCTAATAGAGTCTTAGTTGGCAAGAGAGGAAGTGATCATGGTCTTTTTGTTTCAAGATCAGGTCAAGATGTAGTTACTTCTGATGAGCCTTTAGGCTTTGATTCTAGGGCAGTTGAAAGTCTTATAGTTCAGTCTTATGGTCAAAATGTCTTAGTACCACAAGTACAAAATAGTAGTGGTTCTCAACTTAACTATAGTGATGGGTCAAATTTATATAGCCAATATCAACATACCATTACTCATAACTTAGGATACATTCCTGCCTATGCTGTTAGATTTTGCACGTTAACTCAACTAGGAAGCGGTAGTGGTGCTGCTAGGAAAGCAACTAGCTCATACACTCCTTTTAAATATATGAGTGGTAGCCCTGAATATCAAGAAGATGATGAAGAAAGTGGAGATGAAGTCACCTTTGTTGAAACTTCAGCGACTGTTGGCTTAAGCATAGACAATGTAACTAACACCTCTTTTAGGCTTACTAATAATGGTAGAAGAACGCATGATGATGTCGTAGGTACAGCTAATTCACTAGGCAATGATTCTATCTATTTTTATTCGTATGTTATATTTACTGCTGATAATTTTTTAAATGGTGGAAGTTTATGACAACATATAATATTTTTTATAATACTGACAATGAAATAGTTTGGTCCACAACAGGACAAGTTAATGATGGGATAAAAACAGCTCAGGAAGATTTAGGATATTCTCATGTTGCTTTAGATTTAGCTGACGATAATCAACCTGATTTTAACTATTATGTAAATTCAGATGCTACTGCTTTAGTTCAAAAAACAGCATGGGACTTCACATTCTCTACAACTACACCTGTTGTAGATGATGTAATAAATGTAACAGGTCTACCAACAGGCACAAAAGTTTATATGAATGGAACACTACAAGGAACTATGACGAATACAACTCTGACATTAACTGTCCAAGAGCCAAGCACATATATAATAAAATTTGAAAAGCTGCATTATCAAAAACATAATGGTACAGAAGTAATTGTTAAGAGGTACGGAGAATGAATATAAACTTACATAAATCACAAACAGCAGCAGACAATAGGAAACAATACTACAGCAAATTTAAAGATCAACTTGATAAGTTATATCATGATATTGATTCAGGAAAGTTCGGAGATAATGCCAAGACTGGTGAATTTTATTTAGCAAGAAAGGCAGTTAAAGATAAGTATACTTAAAGGAGTAAATTATGAATGATAATAATCAAGGCAGTAGGTTTGGTGGAGACATGGACCGAAATGAAGTAGAAATGGATCTCAGTAAGTTCATGGCTATGATCCAAGAGATATCTGACCTAAAGGATAAAATAAGAGATCTTGAAGCAGATGATAAAGTAAACCCTCATCAGAAATGGATCCATTTAGCTAGAGCTGTTGATTCATGGCGTATCTTCCCCCGTATGTTTTTAACTGTTTATATTATTCTTCTCTATAAATGTACTATTTGGTTCATGGATTTACCTGAGCCATCCTTTGAGCAATCAGGTTTGATATCTATTGTAGTAGGTGCAGGAGCTGCATGGTTCGGCTTGTATGCAGGAACAACAGGATCTTCAAGTAGTTTCAAAGGTGAAAACTCAGGAGACTAAACTGGAAGTTTTTGATCTGATAGAAAAAGTAGGTGTGCCTATAGCTAGTGGCTTGGGTATGGGCTACTTCATATTTCTCATAATGAAACAGCTTATGGGAAATCTTGTTAGTGATATCAAAACAATACAAGGCATAACTAAGATGCTGATTACAAGAGCTTCAATAATGAATAATGACATTATCAGAATAGATGTTAGCGTGTCTAGTGCTTTAAATTTACCACCTGATTTAGACAGACTTGCAAGAGCAGAGAACTTTGTAGAAGATGGAAAAATTGATGCAAGAAGGGATTAATGGATGTAGTAAACCTAGTAGAAGAATTCGGATTTACAACTATCATGGTAGTTGGTCTAGGATACTTTGTGTATTTCGTATGGCAAACTATAACAACCACAATAGATCCTGCAATTTCAGAAATGAAAAACACCATCATCAGACTTACTGACCAACTTAGGCTATTAGATCAAGATATGATACGATTACAGCAAAAGGTGAATACTGTTTTAAAGTTAAAACAGAACGAGGTGAGCAATAATGGAGACACAAAAGAAAAGGGGTAGACCAAGTAAAGCAGATCTATTAGCTAAGAAAGAAGCTAAAGAGAAAGATCTTGTCATCAAATTTATAACAGTAGTAGGTGTAATACTATTAATTGGTATTGCAGCTCAACAAGCAATGGCTGATCAAATTGTTCATAAATTTAAGTCACCAAGTTTCTCAGGTGTCGGTACTTCATCACATTATTTGACTATAGATTCACAAGAAAAGTCTAGGCGTGATGCTGCAAAAGCAGAATTAAAAGCCTACAAAGAACAGCTTAAAAGAGATGAAGAAAATACAACACTTGCAAGGTTTATAAGAAACCTAGAATCAAGAATCTATGCTCAGTTGAGTAGGCAGTTAGTTGATAATCTATTCGGAGAGACACCTCAGACTAGCGGAATTTTAGAGCTGATGGGAAATACTATTGAGTATACAGTCTCTGATGATGGAACTATGATAACCCTAAAAATAACTGACTCAGATGGCAATACGACAGAAATTACAGTTCCTATCGGTTCTTTTACTTTCTAGCTGTAGCATAAATCAAATATTAGACGATAGCTACGCAGAAAGATTCAAGTCCAAAGGATTAAACGCTGCATCTATATATGATCTTCAAAGTGAGAAACTTTTTAACGCACCTAAACCAAAAGTAAAACCAGTAGTAGCAATCTATCCCACATCTTTTACAGATCAAACAGGTCAGAGAAAATCTAATTCTGAATTTGCTTTATTCTCAACTGCTATAACACAAGCACCAAATAGTCTTTTAATAAGAGCCTTAAAACACGCAAGTAATGGAGATTTTTTTACAGTTGCTGAAAGAATAGGTCTTGATAATCTTACAAAAGAAAGACAAATAATAAGATCTACGAGAGAGCAATTTACAAAAAACCAAGAGGAAATACAACCACTTATGCCTTTGCTATTTGCAGGTGTATTGCTAGAGGGTGCTGTTGTAAGCTATGATAGTAATGTAAGAACAGGAGGTGCAGGTGCTAGATACTTAGGTATCGGAACTAGCATAAGGTATCGGGAAGATATTGTAAGTGTTAGTTTAAGGCTTATAAGCGTAGCAACTGGAGAGGTCTTGATAGAGATCATGTCCAAGAAAACTCTCTTTTCTTATGGTCAGTCACAAGATGTGTTTAAGTTCATAAATGATGATGCTGAGCTCATTGAAATAGAAGTAGGTGCTTCTAGCAATGAGAGCTCCACTTTAGCTTTAATGAAGGCTATAGAGGAAGCAGTATATAACTTAATTATTATCGGATACGATAAGGGATTTTGGACTTATGAAGAAAACATTAATTAGCGTACTCACAATTTTTACATTAGCTGCAACAGCTTCAGATAATGAAATTTATGTAGAGCAATCAGGTGCAACTTTGAACCTGAATTTGGAGCAGTTAGGATCAGGAAATATCATTGGAGGATTACTGAGCAGCTCAGGCAGCTTGACTCCTTTTGATTTAGACGGACTAAGCATGACACTTGAAATCAATCAAATTGGTGACAATAACATCATGCTCGGTGACATTTATGGTGATTCTATAACTGGATTATTTAACTTTGATGGTGATAGCAACAGCTTCACAATACAAGGAGATCCTACTGGAACCTATGGCATAGATAACTCAAACTATAATGTAGCTGTCACTGGATCCTCAAATACCTTTACATTAGATCATGGGACTACAGCTCTTGCAGGAACATTAGATCTTGATTGGATTGTACAAGGTGATTCTAATACTTTTGATTTTAATATTAACTATGATGGCGGTACTAGCTATGTAGATGTTGATGGTGACTCAAACACTATTAATTTTACAGGTCAAGGAGCTGATCAAGGTTATTTCTATTTAGATCAAACGGGTAGTTCAAGAACTTTTAACATCAATCAATTAAGCACTCTAAATAATGACTGGCTCAAGATCTTATCTACTGGCACTAGCGGTACTGTTTGCATCACTCAAAGTGATGGCGGAACAACCACAAGCTGTTAGTATTGGGGATATATCAGAACTAAAAGGTAAAGCTGAACTAATCAGATCAGGTAGTGATCTGCAGATAAAAGCTATTCAGGGCGGTTCTATTCAACAGAATGATGAAGCTATAACCTACAAAGGAAGGATGGCTTTAAAGTTCTTAGATGACTCTACAGTAAAACTAACAGAACATTCTCAGCTTCTTATAGATGAGTACATCTATGACCCTGATCCATCTAAAAGCAAGATGGTTCTTACCTTTGCTATGGGGACCACCCGATTCATTACAGGCAATCTTAATAGGATAGATAAGCAAAACATTCAACTTAAAACGCCTACTGCTAACATTAGTATCAGAGGAACAGATTTCAGTGCTACAGTAAATGAGCTTGGAGAAAGTCTTATAATTCTTTTGCCTGATGCTTTTGGCTTATCATCAGGAGAAATAGAGGTCATTACTGGAGGAGGTTCTGTTCTTCTTAATAAACCTTTTCAGGCTACTACTGTTTCAGTCTTTGAAGGTAAGCCAAGTAAACCAGTTATCTTAGATCTAAACCTAGACCAGTTAGATAATATGTTAATTGTTTCACCACCAAAAGAAGAGATCTTTGTTTCAGAAGAAGAAGTTATTAAGAATAAGGATGCTTTAGATTTTGATGATTTAGATATAGATTATTTAAATGAAGATTTTTTAAATGATGATGATTTTGAGTTTACTGAATTAGATATAAATTATCTTGATGTCAATTTCTTAGAAGATCTATTAGATGTTTTGGATGCTTTAGAAGTTTCAGAGGAAGATGAATTAGCTCAAGATGGTGGTTCAGTGAATATATCAGGAACTGAATTTGGTCAAGATCTTACAACCCAAGTAACAAGTTTTATAACAGGTCAGATCTTAACTTTGCAAAGAAATGTAAGCTCTCAAGCAAGATTAGATCTTGATGTTGGTGGAAGCTATACTGTTATTTTTATTCAAGATGGAGTTAGCAGAGTGATTACAATTAATGGTGGCAGTAGTAATTATATTAAGATCACACAAAGTAACTAATGAAAAACCTACCTCTTATTTTTTTACTAATAGTCTTATCTATCCCTTTACTGTTTCAGTCAATACCTACAGAGATAATAAAGCTAAGGACCTTTGATGCTTTAGTCAAGGATCAGGATCCATCAGGTAATTTTGTGATTCTTAACATTACAGAAGAAGATGTGGCAGCAGAGGGTGGCTATCCATTACCAAGACAAAGACTAGCAGAGATCCATAAACAGCTATTAGAGAAAGGAGCTATAGGTGTTGGATGGTCTATCAGCTTTCCGCAACCTGACAGGATGGGTGGTGATGATGCTTTTGCAGAGGTCTTAGGATGGGGCGGATCAGTCTTAGCAATGTTTACAGATAGCAGTGGAAACTACCCTAAATCTTCAGGAACAGTGGTCAAAGGTGAAGATATTGGTGGTATAGTTATTGAAGGAGTAGTGCAAAATCTCAACAAACTACAAGAGCAATCATTACAGGGGATAGCTACTGCTCCTACTGATGTAGACAACCTCATAAGAAAAGTCCCACTTCTAGTAAGAACAACTGACAATCAATGGATCCCATCTTTTGCAACGCAGATTTATAAAGCATTATTTGGTGTTAAAACTTACATTATAAAAACTAATAATAATGGTATAGAGGAAATATCAATCAGAGGAATACCTCCAGTAAAAACAGACAGCAATGGTATGAAATGGATCTCATGGGTAGATACACCACAAACGGATCTGCAGAATATGGATGTTATGGGGCGTTATGTAATTATTGGAGTGACTGCATCAGGAGTTATGCCCCAACTTGCAACCCCTGCAGGGTTATTAGAACCTCATAAGATACAAGCTGCCTTAGCTGAATCAATCTTAATACAAGATTCACCTTATATTCCTGACTATGCAATAGCCCTAGAGCTTCTAATATATACAGTTTCAGTGGCTCTAGTTTGGATTCTAATAAGCTATTTAGGTATCACTTGGGGCATTACATCAAGTATAGGAATAATGGCTCTAACAGCGTTTACGGGATTCAAGTTTATTACAGGAGGTTTGTTAGTAGATGTCACATGGTCCCTCATCAGTCAATTTATAACAGGATCCACTGGATTCTATCTAAGATTTAGAGAGCAGTATAAATTAAGACAATTAATTAAGAAGCAGTTTGAGCATTACTTAGATCCTGCTCAAGTAGATAAGCTACAAAAGAATCCTGAGCTGTTAAAACTAGGCGGAGAAAAAAGGTACTGTACTTACTTATTCACGGATCTTAGAGGATTTACAGCCATGACAGAGAAGCTAGAAGCTACAGAAGTAGCTTATATTATGAATAGAGTGCTTACTGTTCAAGTTGAAGCAGTGACTAAGAGGGGTGGAATGGTAGATAAGTTTATTGGAGATGCAGGGATGTATATCTTTGGAGCTCCCTTAGACCTAGACAATCATGAAAGGTTAGCCATAGAAGCAGCACAAGAGATCTTAAAAGAAGTAGAAAGGGTATCAGAAGAGCTACAAGCAGAAGGATTACCACCAGTAGCAGTGGGCGTAGGAACTCAATCAGGTATAGCATCAATCGGAAATATGGGATCTGATACTAGGTTTGATTATTCAGCAATAGGAGATGCTGTAAATCAAGCAGCAAGGCTTGAGAGTGCTACTAAAGATAGAGGTGTCAGTCTTTTAATAGGTGATGTCACTGCAGAAAAAAGCGGAATGGATCTGAAAGAATTAGTCCCAATAGCAGTAAAAGGTAAGAGTCAGCCCCTAAAAATATTTACAGTGATCTAATTATAATTGACTCTTTCTTCTTAGTGCCATCAAAAATAACAATCATAGAATCGTGCATAGATGAAACTCTTGGAACATTTTGATCTACAAATTCTCCTCTAGTATTGTATCCAATAAATTTGACTCTCCTAAAAAGAAATCTAATCTCATTAGCATTAGGCAGAATATGTTTATGAAATATATTTGTAGATGTTGAAACAGGAATAAGCATTACACATAGCTTCTTTTTTTTAGATTCTATAATGGACTTTTTAATAAATGCTTCTTTAGTAAATCTTTCATATGGAGGGTTTACATAATTCCGTGCACCCCAACTTGCATTAAGGTTATCAACTTCTGCATGTAAAGGACATGGATCAAAGTCAAAATGAAACTCATCATCTAATATTTTATAAAGTTCAGGAGGTGTAGCCCAATGATCTGAGTGCTCTATTGTTCTTATTTTAGGCATAACTCCTATTCCTTTTTGACATAATTTTACCATATACCAAAAAGGATTAATAGTTGATATACTTTAGCTATGGGATTTAAAGCTGCAGCAGTGTTACTTGGACTCTTGATTTTAGTAGGATCAGGATCTGCATGGTATATAGATAGATTACAAGACAATATTTCCACACTAAAAGCCAATGCCATAGCCTTAGAAAGCTCTATAAAGCAACAGAATGAAGCTATAAAAGCTCATTTAGCAAAGGCAGAGCAAACTCAAGCACAAGTGAACAAGCTCTCTCAACAGAACTTAGAGTCTCAGAGAGAGGTAAACAAATTAAGATCAACCTTTGCAAAGCATGATTTAGATAATCTTGCACTTGCTAAACCTGCATTGATACAAAAGATAGTCAATAAAGGAACTAAAAAGGTTAAAGAAGAGCTCATAGAGCTTACTAACCCTACACAATTTGATGAAACGGAAGATGAAGAATCTAATAATAGTTAGTTTAGTCATATTGACTACTGGATGTTCTATGATACCCAGTCAGACAAGACCCGTTGAAGTTGTAACAATCGCTGAGTCCCCTCCAATGTATCACCCACCTCTCCCCCTAGAAGTGCAATTAGTGGACATTGATTGGGAAATTTTAACCCCTGAGATCATGGAGCAATATCTTAATGATTTAGAGAAGGGCTCAGCACCACCCACCGCATATTATTCATTAACCTCTAAAGATTATGAAAATTTATCTATGAACATGGCTGAAATTAAGCGTTATCTAAGGGATGTTTTAGGCATTGTTGAATTTTACAGAGAGTATGATGATGATAAAAAAGATCAAGAAAAACCCATAAAGAACTAAAATTTTGTTATATTTAGAGTTCCATTAACCAACAAAGGAGACAATTATGTTTGGATTTATAGGAGAATGGCTAGGTATTATCACTGGAGTTATTGCGGGAGCTAGTATAATTTGCTCACTCACGCCAACACCTGCTGATGATAAATTAATAGGGAAGCTGTATAAGATTTTAGAAATCGCTGCAGTCAATATTGGTAAAGCCAAGAAATAGTAAATACTAGGGGGGGTGCAGATGCACCTTTTTATATAGGAAAAATTATGATTAAAAATGTAGAGCCTTTCAATTATTATTGTGATGTGGACCGCATTGTGGATGGAGACACTTTAGATGTGCATATTGACTTGGGCTACTCAGTAAAGCTCTATAAGCAGAGAGTAAGACTAGTGGGAATAGATACTCCTGAATCTAGGACTAGAGATCTTGAAGAAAAGAAACTAGGTTTAGCTGCAAAAGAAAGATTAAAGGAACTTTGTGGAGATAAGATAATTCTTAAGTCTCATGGCAAAGGAAAATATGGAAGAATATTAGGTGAGATTTATACAGAAGATGGTGTTGATATTTGTAAGGCTCTTATTAAAGAAGGTCATGCAGTTGAATACTATGGCGGTAAAAAAGTTAAAATTTGGGGGAGCTACTAAAATGCACATATCTAAAGAAGGACTATCATTAATTAAGAAATTTGAAGGCTGTCCTCAAGAGGATGGCATGGCTTATCAGTATTTTTGTGCAGCTAATGTTTCTACAATAGGTTACGGATCTACTAAACTTAATGGTAAACCAATTCCAGTAGGAGCTAAGATTACAATGCAAGAAGCTGAAGATCTCTTGTTACATGAGATGGAAGAGTATGAAGGATACATAGATAGCCTTGTAGAGCTGCAACTTCACCAGTATCAGTTTGATGCTTTGGTAGCATGGGTATTCAATTTAGGTCCTTCAAACTTAAAGGCTTCTACTTTGCTTAAGGTCCTAAACTCAGGTGATATTGATGGCGTTCCCGCCCAATTCAAGAGATGGAATAAAGCAGGTGGTAAGGTTCTTGAAGGGCTTATAAGAAGGCGTGAAGCTGAAGCATTGTTGTTTGAAGGTAAAGATTGGACTCAGGTTTAGAGGAGAATCATCATATCTAAGCAATGGGAAGGCGGTAAAGGTGATAGAAGAAGAAATGAAAATCACAAAGCCTACAATAAAAATTACGGAAGAATATTTGAGCACAAAGAAAGTAAAATATCTGATGATTTCAGGGATCTAAAAACAATGTTAGAAAGTTTAGATTCGGATTTAAAAAAATTATATAAATGGATTAAAAATGGCTTTAAGTAAAACACAAACAAAAAGATTAGGCGGATTACTTTCTATAATGTTTAGAGACTCTCTGCCATCAGAGGTGCTAAGTGAGCTTGTCAAAGAAGGTTATGTGATTATGATCAATGAATTTCATGAGCTTACAGATAAAGGAAAGGATGAGAAGCAAAGATTATGCACCCTTGCGGGACTTAACATCATGTACTCCTCAGAGATCAAAGCTAAAGAAAAAGGATCTTAACCAAAGACCCTTTTCTGCAGATCTTTAAAACCATACATTTTTCTGAAGATTAACTCTCCCTCATCTTCTTCAAGAAAGTCATCATTGAATTCTCTCCTTTCTTTCCTAGCTTCATATAACCACCTGTTAAAATTGGCTTCATAAGTCAGCTTGTCCTCATACTGAAATTCATACATTACTATACTCTCCATCTTGTTCCCCCTTATGATCAGGTTCATCCTGATCTTGTTCTTGGACCCATCTATCAAACTCTGCTTTCTCTTCATTAGAAAGACTATCATAATCTGATGTACATTTCTCATGCCAATCCCTAAATAACTTAGCCATGATTAAACATCTCCTCTAACTCATTTTCATACTCAGATATGTTGTCTTGCATACTATGTTGCTCTGATGCTATGAGCTGCCTTCTTTCATTAAGGCTCTCTAATCGGCTTAGATGATCTTGTGTGTAGTCATTTATAATGCCTTCTAAGATAACTGACATTGAACATCCAGTAGCTTCTCTTATAAAGCGTAGTTGATTTAAGGTTATTTGGTTTAACCTCATAGAAGTTTGGGTTTTTGTTTTACTCATTACTTTCCTCCTTGAAATGTAGTTGATATATCATTGCTTTGATTAGCCATTCCATTAGGATATTTAAAAGCAAGTTTAAAGGATTTAAGATCTTCAGGATCCGTGATCATATTATTCATGATCTTAAAGATATCAGTCCTCTCATTGAAGCCATATTTTTTCATAAGTTTTGGCATAACTTGATCATAGAATTTACGCATTTTTTTCTCCTTAAAATTTGTCATATGCTCTTTCCAGTTTATGTAATGGATAGTCCTTAATTTCATGGGTTTCCTCATCTTGGAATACAACCATTCCATTTTCTCTTTGACCCATACATAAACCAAAGATAGTTGTATTGATAACCCTAACTCTTTTTAAAAGAAGATCTTTAATATCCATTATGAACACCCCATATCCCAATTAACTCTATGCAAGAAATCATTAAAATCAACTCTGTCTAATACTTCTACCTCAGCCCATCCAGTGACACTCTCTATCACATAATCATCTTCAACAATGGACCAATTAGAGTCATCTAC